ATGAAACAACTTCTCAAACTATTCAGTATTGTATTTTGTGCCATGGCTCTGTATGCCTGCGGAAGTGACGATGAACCAGGCAAAAGCGCATTGCAAGACCAGTTTATTGATGTAGACAACAGTGAATACACAGAAGGAAGTATGCCTGTAGGAGACACTCCCATGCTTCAAACTGCTACTTTTGATAAAGCAGCTCTTCCTGGAGGAACATCCTATCTTACATTAAATTCCTATGAAGAATTAGACTATGTAAATATCGGTGTAGAAGGAGAATCCGGATACCTTAAAGTAAAGTTAGATGCACCAGCAAACGTACAAGGACGTGCCACCACAAATAATGGAATCTACACCTATACTGTGCTTGTATTATTAAGCCAGAATCTGAATAGCAGCTTCACGCTTGTATTTACCACAGTAAACAAACAAGGTGAAGTTTCCTCTCAATTTACAAGTGAAACCAACTACATAGAAGCCGGTACAGGCGATTTACAAGTCAACCTGCGTTTCAGTAATGAAAAAGACGTGGATTTGTATGTCGTAGAACCCAACGGAAATGTCATTTATTACGGTCAGCCTTTCCCCTATTATTCAAAAGAATACGAAATTATCAATGACTGGCTGGAAAGTGATGATTATGAAAATGAACCAGATGTTGAATGGGGAAAAATCGGATTGGATATTGACTCCAATGCAGGCTGCGACATTGACTGGAAAAACAGTGAAAACATTTTCTTCAAAACAGATTGCATGCAAAAAGGAACATATCAGGTATGGGTAAATATGTTTGCAAACTGTGACCCCTCTATTGCCACAAACTATACCGTCAGAGTTACTTACAAAGGTATAGCAGTTACTCCTAAATCAGGAAGTAACCCGACATCTGGAGTATTTCCTATAGGAACGCCCGACAACGAAATTGACGATGAACTGATAGGAGCTACCAAAATAATGGAATTCACCATCAATGAAGGTATCGAACCGGGAAGAAGTGCGGCAGTAACAGCCAAGAAACATTTGATAAAAAAAGAATTCAACATGCTATTTGCGAACTAACACTTTGCCTTTTATAAAGGACAACCTATAGATCTCTCTTTACTAATTTCATTCCGTACGTTCCGGTGACAAATTCTTCACTCAATACAGGTCGCCGGAACAGTACGGAATGTTTTTATCTACAAGAATCGGGTGCTGTTTCATGGATATTCCAAAAGAAATCGTATCTTTACACCATAATCATTTTTTATTAACTAAAAACTTTAGAATTATGGCTAGTAGAAGATCATTGAAAAAAACAGTCAATTATATTACAGAACTGGCAGCAGGACTCTGTCTGGTGGAATCAGCAAACGCAAATGCAGAAAAACGGGAAGCTTACAGCGAAGTATTCCTGCAGATTATCAACCTGCGTAATGACATCATCAGCCGCATCAGCCACACAGAGCCGGGCAGCGTGAAACTGTTCTACAAAAAACTGAGAGCGGACTTCAATGCTGAAGTAGACAACGTGTTCAAGAAACTGGAAGAACTGTCGAAATAACAGCACATGAAACAAGCTATCTGCCGGTTTATCTACCACAAACTGCTGGGCTGGAAAGCAGAAGTGAATGTACCCGATTTTAAGAAGTGCATCATCTGTGCGGCTCCGCATACCACCAACTGGGACTTGTTTATCGGAAAATTGTTTATCACAGCCATAGGGCGTGAATCGGGTTTTCTGATGAAAAAGGAATGGTTCTTCTTCCCATTGGGAATCATATTCCGAAAAATGGGAGGTATCCCCGTACACCGCGACAAGCGTACTTCTATGGTAGACCAACTGGTGCAACGCATTGAAAAAAGTGATACATTCCATCTGGCCATTACACCGGAAGGAACACGTTCGGCTAATCCCGACTGGAAAAAGGGATTCTATTACATTGCCTTGGGGGCAAAAATTCCGATTGTACTGATTGGAATAGATTATGAAAAGAAGTACATTACAGCAGGAAAATACCTCTTGCCCACGGGTGACATTGAAAAAGACATGAAGGAAATCAAGTTATATTTCAAGGATTTCAAAGGGAAACACCCTGAGAAATTTACCATAGGAAATATTGACTGAAACGAATCAAAAAAAACGTCCTTGCGTTTCGTTACGAACGCAAGGGCGTTTTCTTTTAAACGCAAGTGCGTTTCAACCAAAACGCTTTTACAATCGGCAAATCAAAACGTGAACAATCGAAAATCAAAATGTGAATTTTGACACTTTTTGGCAAAAATCAAAATGTGAATTTATAATCAAAAAAAAAGAGAAGTAACTATATTAGCTACTTCTCTTTTTCTTTTAAAAACTATTTAAATATCAATTAAAAGCCATTATAGCGTTGTTGATAAACATAGATATATCTTCTTTATCTTGAAGTATAGATAACACTTCTTTAGTTGCAGTAAAAGATACTTTTTTTGACTCAATCTTAGGCCGTCTTGGAATATTATTTTCATCAAGCAAACGATATATAGTTTGCTCACTTTTAATGCCTGTAATTGTCATTATTTCTTTTATCTTTTTCCCTGATAGATAAAGCTGAATCATTTGCTTTTAATTATCACAATGCAAATTGTAATTCATTTTGATAACATAGCAAATAATTATCACAATTATTTTGCGGGTGTTTTGTTAATAAACAAAAAAAGTGGACTACAACTTAATGTAGACCACTTTAAAACCTATTGAAAGACCTTTAAATTTTCTTCACAGCTTGCATGTACTTCCAGATTTTGCCTTGTGCGGCATCTTCGTCCTGGAAGAAGAACTTGTGTGCAGCCTTCAGGATTATATCGTCTTCAAGAAGATGGCACATGTCAGAGTAGAACGCATTGAACGCTACATACTTGTCCCAGATTGTTGTCCCTGAAGGGAACGACATACCTTTGGTTGCGGCTTCGATGTCGTCTTTTGTCCAATGTGCGCCTGTACGACGGTCGCCTGACTTGCTGAGGTAAGTGATACCAGCTACATCGTACATTGCAAAATCTTCGTTGTAATGCGGACCGTAGAAAAGTTCATGCTGTTCACGCATGAATTTCCAGTATCCTTCTTTCGATAGCTCTCCGTTCTGCGCCATTCTCATGTATTTTGCCGCCATGCACGCAGAAGCATACATCTTTTGCTCGTTTAACACACCTGCTGATTTAGCTTCTTCGAGCATACTGTCATAACTGTATTCTTTCATATCTTTTTACTTTAATAATTGTTTAATTTCCAATAAATCATCAGCGTTTAATCTGATTTTACCAAGGTCGCCAAATAAAAAGTCAAGCATAGGATTCGATGGTATTTCTAAATTAAGTTCACCTTTTCCTATCTTGATATTAAACCCCGCCATCTGAGTTTCATACACATCCATTTGTTTGAAGATTGATACAGCATCATTAATCAGCATATCTGTATCTATGTTTCCGTTTTCGTCTGCAATAAAAAGCATTGCAGCATCCACATAGCTTGATATTTGTTTGTCAGATTTAGACAAATAGTTTTTCAATCCTCTTTTAATGTAAATAGAAGCTGTTGACAAACGTGGGTGAGACAAACAGAGTTGATCTATTTTATTTTCTCCCCATGTCTGAACAGCTGTTCTTATATCGGACTTTAGCAAATCAATTTTATCGATTGTGTACATTTTTTACCCTTTCTGTTCTTTTTTCATTTTCAAAAATTCAGCGTAAGTCATATTTGAATACTTTTCGGTGTATTCCTGGAATAGCATCAGGCTCTTATTTGCATCTTCAGAAATTGTCTTTTTCCATTTTTTCAAAATTGAAAGGTGGTTTTCCAGAGCTTTTTTACCTTCAGGTGAACGTTCTACAATAGGGCGCATGATTTTCATGTATTCTTGCTGCAAAATGCTCATTACAAGGTTTTGTGATTTTTGGAATTCCTCGTTTTCATTCAACATGGAAAATTCACTCTCAGACAACTCAGAAGTAATTCTGTCTATTTCATCCCATACAGGAGACTGACTTTGTTGTGGCTGAATCTGAGCCTGCTGAAGCTGCTGTCTTTTTTGCTCCAGTTGTTGTTGAGCTTGTTGTAGTCGAATGATTTCCAAATCCAGATCTGAAGGATTGGAATAGCTGGGTGTTCGCATTAACGGATCATTACCGGTTACATAGATATTCTGCATAATCTTCTTTTTTTAGATGGATAGAAAAGAAGTAGGGCACCCGAAGATGCCCTACCTTAAAATCAGGCTCCAGTGGATGCTGTCTGAACGCAAGCGCAAGGATTGTAAGAACCAAAGCCTGTGACAGTCGGAGTGTTAGGTAATACAACCTCTCCAGAAATCATGCGGCAGGTCTTACGATCAGTGTAGTTGATTCCGGCAGTGTAAGCTTTTTCGATTTCGCACTGGATAAGTTTGTCCTGATAAGGACGAACAGCAGCGTTGATAGCAACTTCTTTTTCCAGGCTTGCAATTCTGTTGGCCAGAATGTCAAAGTTGTCACGCTGTCCTTTGTACAAAGCAAATGCGTCAGCGTTTTGTTTTGCAGACAAAGCATCGAAGCTGTCACGTGTAGACTTATACAGTCCAAAGTCTGCGTCAACCTGAGATTTCCACAGCTGGAATTTCTCGTTCACGTCGATTTCACGTGCGCCAGCCATAAGTTCAAGGGTGTTAACTTTCTGAGACCAGATAGTGTTGGTCAGTTCTACCACGTCGTCGCATTCTTTAGCCCAAGACTGGAATGCAGAAGGAGTAGCAGATGAAGTTCCGCCTACGTTGTTGATGTTTACGTTTTCAGGCATACCGTTACCAAAGCCTAAACCACGTCCGCGTCCCCACAATGCTGCTGCTCCAAGAACAGTACCTGCAATACCAAATCCCAAACCAGTGTTAGCTGTAGACTTAGAAGCGTACTTGTTAGCACCGTCTTCATGAATCACTTTTTCAACGACTTCTTTCTTTTCAGTATCCATACTTTAAAGTTTTAATGTTAATACTATGTTTTTAATGACACAGCAAATTTATTGCTAATAAAAATACTGGATTAAGAAGCTGTTTTCATCCTGTTTCTTATTCTTTGCGAATATATTGCAAGTATTCCGTTACTCTTTTTTCTTATTTCAAACTTTGTGATAAGATTGCGTATTCCAGCTGGAGTTTTATGCATATACTCTGCAATTTGTACAGGATATAATCCTTTTTCTCTTAATATGTCTACTAATATGCTTCTTGCATCTACTACTGCTGTAGACTTGTTGTTTGAAAGTATTAATACTTCTGGTACTTCTGTTTCTTCAGAAACGAAGTGAAGAATGTCATTAAAAAGTTGTGTCTTACACATAATATTAAAATATTATTTTTTAGAATATATGAAATCCAAAAAAGTATCTTACTGCCACACCAATGGAAACAGCAGCCATACCGATTGCCAAATCTGTTATATTCCACTTTCCACCGTAATAGTGGCATCTGTCTGAATTTTCCTTCATTGCCAGCAGTATGACTCCTGCTGACGGAGAAAGAAGGATTGTGGCCAGAAGGTAGACCACAAATCCTATAATGTTATTTTTCATGTTGATTGAAACTTACCAAGTTATTCTACCAGCTGAATATTCTCAGCCGAATATTCTATAAAAAGTATATTTCGCAAAGATGTAATTCAGCTTTTTCAGTGCTAATATTGCATCAAAGTATCTATATCTCTTTCTTTTCTTATTCCATCCAGTAAAAGCAATAAAATATAGTCTTAAAACTCTGCTTATACCTTCTCTTATAACCATGTACAGAAAATAGAAAAGAATAAATAACGCACAAAATAATATTATATATGAAACCATCATATCTTCTTAGTTATTCTATAGCTCAATCAACATAAGTGTCATTATCTTTTTCTGTCCTTGAATATGGTAATACACTTTTCAGCCCTCCGATAATTGAACGGGCTAAGGCAGATACTCCATTCCTTTTCCCGTTACTATTAGATGAATTTGGATGCACCTTGTCTTGGATAAACAATGTGCTATTAAATTGATTTATGCCACATGTTCCAAATAAGTCTATGTACGGAGTTGACATCATTTCTGCTACCATTATTGCATCTCTTGTATAATCATAAGGAGATTTACCGTGTGAATCATAGCAGAAGTCGGTCATACCGTCTTCTACTGTTTCTCTTTTTCCAGAAAGTTGTGTGACAAGTACAATTTTCGCATACGGCATCCATCTCTGCAATTTAAGTATCGTTGATGCAATCGCGCCTTTAAATGTGTTTTGTGGGAAATCCCCATGTTCGGGATTATATACACTATCTGCCATCCATTCATCATCATAATCATTTTCAGATGACCATTTCGGAAGTATTCCATCTCCGATGTCTCCAACTCCGCCAAAATCGTTTGTTCCACCCATGAACAGTACAAGGTCTATTGTATCCTTAATTTCTTTGGGGAACTGAGCCTTAATTCGAGACCAAGAGCACATAGCCTGGCAACACGTAACTTTTTGTTCATCGGGAACACCGTAATTCTTGTTTCCTCCGTTTGGATTGACCTTAACAGTAATCTCTTTATTATAATTGCGTATTGTCGTACCTCCTATACCACGATTATATCTCTTATTAAACCCAAAGTAATCTCCAACTGTTTTTAGCCATCCGCTTGTGGCAACTCCATCTTCAGATTCTTCCTGTAATTCTGTGATTGAATCACCATAACCCGCTATATTTTTCCCCTCCCAATCTGCAAGGTGAGCAACGATTTTCAATCCCGAAAGAATTGATGATTTATAAACAAATTCCTCATACTCTTTTTTGGACAGCAAAACGTAATCTTCGTATGGTGTATTCTCTGTTGCTGTATCACCTTCTTCAATAGATAATTTATACAGAATATTTCTTGCCGATATTCTGATGAAATATTCATTTTCTGCTGTCGTAAAAGAAGTGGATTGGTCGTTGATTGTTCTTGTTTTATTCTTTGTTTTATCGTATAGAAATAGATATGAAATATCAGAACCAATTTTAAAACTTGTAGAATATTTGGTGTTTGGTTTTACAGGGATATAGTAAGACGTGAAAAATTTGGTTTCATCTATTTCTCCATTTCCTTTATACTGCCCTAATGAACTATTTATTGTAATTCCATCATAAGACCATCCAGATACATTTAAAGGGCTATTACAATTGAATATATTTTTCCCGAATTTCTTATCAACCTTATTTTCTAAACTTTCTGATATTTGAATTTCTTTTAAAATAGTAATAGCACCAATAACTTCTTTAAACTTACTTGGAGTTGAAGAGCAAATTCTAATTTCTGAACATCCTGTTACACTAATATCTATATCATTACCTTTAGTAATAGTAATTGAAGGTAACACAGCCCCATCTTTGACAAGTACATAGTATGGCTGATAAGAATATTGAAAACCAATTATCCTTACAATATCAATTCCATCAATAGGTATTGACATCGAGTAAGAGCCTTCTTGAGATTCAAAATTTCCCGTTTCTTTATTTAATATATAATTTTCTTTTAATACAGAAGATTGATTAATCCTGTTATATTCGTATATAGATACAGAATTGATATGTTTTTCTATTTTATTATCTATAGATTCAATCTGTTCTTTAACAACATACGTCTCCCAATATGTAGAAGTTAAATCCAACACGTCACCTTCATTCACTATGAAGTTATCCTCATCCTGAAGTAATCCTTTTGATACAGAAATTTTTGCAATATTACAATTTTCAGGAGTTGTGAATTTGTTTGCTCCTGAGTAATATGAAAGAAAAGATTCTTCATTAAAAAATGCAACCCGAATATTACTTCCATTTACTATGTAATTGCTTTGAGGATTAACTATACATATAAACGTAAACCATGAATCATTGCTGCTGATATTACCGTTTTCAGCAACAACACCTTCTACGCGTGCTGTAATATCATTATTATTAAAGAAGTTTTTCCCACGTACAGGAGTTATCATATTAGCTTTAAAATCGTTTTCTAGCTCGGTAAGTTCTTCCTTGGTTGCATACCCGGCATCTACTGTTCCGCGGAAAGCCCAGCCGGGGTTCTGGAAGCTGAATACCTTGCCGTTATCTGCGGAGTCTGGGTCTTCCTGGTTGTATATGTTTACCAGCATGCCGCGACGGAGAAGGACGCCTTTGTCGTCCTTCGGTGCGGTGGAGTCTGCTTCCATGGCTGACACGGATGTGTAGGTTTTGCGGATTCCCAGTGAGCTTCCGTTAATCTCCACATTCTCGATGTATTCTACTATGTCGTTGCTCAGCTGGCCGACTTCTTCCGGCGTTACTGAGTCTATCTTAGTCTTTTCTGCGAGCGCGATGGCGCGTTTTTTTAATTCTGTTGCTGTCATGATATTATCCTTTTATTACTACTATCTGTGCATCAGTTATGTGATCAAATAAAACATATTCAGAACCCATAATTCTAATTTTTTTATTTGAAGATTCATATTTTATGCCTATACCCTTATCATTTATCGATACAGGATATATATTTAGTTCTCCAGGATCTGAAGATATTTTTGCAGGAAATGTAATATTTAACAATTCTTGTGATGAATTTAAATGAACTAAAATAACAATATTGATTAAGTCTTCTTCGTTGATATTTGCATCAGTATATACATCTATATATTTAATATCATCTTCTGTTACGTCTTCAACTCTGGTAGATTTAATCACAACAGGTATTTTTGAATTAGACTCAGAAAGACTTGATTGCAATGAAGAATACTTTCCATCGGCATCATACTTGTTTGATTGAACTGTTTTTTCTAACGCTTCAATACGCGAATCTGCTTTTGATGCAGTCTTCAGATCAATCCAAGCCACTGTGCCGCTGGTATCCGTACTCAGATATGCTTCATACTGTTTCTTCACCTTGTGAACCTGCTGGTTCTCGAACGTTCTTTCATCCGAAAGCACCTCACGGAAACAAAGTTTGTTGCTTCCGATGGCTCCCAGCGCAGGAACCTGGTACAGCTTACCTGATATAACCACGCCACCTTCCACTACATTCTCCTTTCCACTGTCAAGGCATCCCCACAATATGCAGTTGTCTCCGTATGTGCGGACCGCTGTATCAATCATGCTTTTAAGGCTGTTCTGCATAAACGACAAGTCGTCTGCCCATACATCTTGTCCGCCGTCGTAAGTCACTAAGTAATCATTCATAATCGTAAATGTTTATTGTATAAACCCGTCCTGCGGGCTTGTTATATTCTACTATATTTTTTATTTCTTCTATTCTGTCTTTCAGGTAAGAAGGCACGTTTACTATGAATTTAAGCTGCCCGTTCTCTGTTCCATTTTGCAGATAAGTATGCTTCTGAGAACCTTTATAATAGAAGTAACAGCTAGGAGACTCATTACGCAGATAAACAGAACGGTATAATCCTGTTATATCAGTGATATAAATATCCTTATTCTGCAACAGGAAGTAATCATTCAGCGCCTTCTCGATGTAGATTACCTGGCCGTTCACGCTCAGCCGGCTGTCGCACAGGTCACGATACTTCATCAGTTCATCGTGAAGGTACGATATGGGAAGCGTGAGCACCTTCAGAAATGCAAACATCTTCTTCTTCCTGAGAGGAGGAGGAAGAAGAAGAAACGCAAACTTGAAAATGTCAATTTTGTACCACATAGCTTACTGTATTAGATAGATCTTCTGCAATGAAGCAGCCGGACTCTGCCGTATAGTTGTTACCAGTCACCACCGTGTACGAGCCGGTGCTTGTCTTTGTCTGGACGGTTCCCAGTTCCACATCGGTCACTCCCTGCACGTTCTGTATCGCGTCTACGCACTTGGTCTTGTTGAATGTTCCTCCGTACACGATTCCGGCCAGATAGGCGTTAATTGCATCCTCTACGGGTTTTCCTCCACCGTCTATGCGTGTGCCGTCTGAGGTAAGTATCTGAGGGTCGTAGTACACCTTTACGGCAATCTTGATTTTATCGGCCGGAAGACTGCGTATGCTGAGGAATACACCTGCTATTTTAACGCTGTTCATATAGCTTTTAAAAGCCGTTAGAACGTCTTCCGAAAGCGGTGTGGGAAGGTTGTTTTCCTGACCGGATACAAGTATCTGTATCGTGTTACCTGCATCCTGTACGGCACAGTATTTTACAACCTGCTTGGCCGTATCTTCCACCGGATAGCGGAAAGCGTGCGTCTGTTCGTCATACTCCAGCGCGTCGCCGTACTGGAAAGCGAGTGCCTGGGCGTGATACCAGCGGACTGTAGGAACGATGCTCTGTGCGATGCGTTCGTCTACGTCCTGCTTGTGCGCATCGAACATCACTTCCAGGGCATAGGCACAGGCAGCCACGATGTAGATAAGAATATTCTCGATGGATACGGTGCTGAAGGTGTTTTCCCATGTGGCATCTTCGCCCGTGATGCCATACGCTTCGCGCAAGGTGTTGTCCTCCATGAAGCGGTCGGTCATCGTCTTTTTAATTTCTGCGATTGTTCTTGCCATAACTACACAAATTCTTTGGTGAATTGTTCCGTAAATATCTTCAGCCGCACCTCGCTGTCGGATGTTTCGGAGGTGGCGGGCGACACATTGTTAGCCTTGCAGTATTCCTGCATCTCCCGGTTTATAACCACGTCCGGCACACTGACCGTCATGCCGGGCGTAAGTTTTTCCGTTGGGCTTATGTCGTTCTCGCGTGCCAGGATGAAGACCCCTGCGAGGTCTCCATATTCCTGTATGGCGATGTCGGCGAGTGTCTGATTAGGTAGCACCGTCACGTTCATGTCTTTTTCCTCCACATTATCCTTATGAGTATCAGTATCGCGCCTGCCCAGATAATTGCCGTAGTGTACCATGGCTTGGACTCCTTGCGTTCCGCTTTCACGGTAGATACTTCCTGCTCTATACGGTCCATCCTGCTATTAATATGGGTTATCTCGGCAGACATGGTTTCTATCTTCGTATCGGTCTGCGAGGTATCCCTTCTCTCTTCCTGGGTGCTGCTGATCACAGACCCCGTCGTTACGCTGGTAGGATATTGCTTTCCGGTAGAATCAGGCGGTGAATACTCCGTGCGTTCCCAGCTTGCCGTAACCTCCTCCAGCTTCTGCCACCAGCTGGAGGAAAGTTCCTTAATCATCTCCTGCGTATGCTGATAGGCACTGTCCGATACCTGCGTGTCGGACTTCGTATCCGTCTGCTTGTCGGTGGTGGCATCCAGCTTCATGGGAGGCTGCGACTTGCAGGACGTCAGCATCAGTGCCAGGGCTACAAGCAGCAGAAAGCTTTCCATCCACTTGTATGCCTTATCGAGTAGTCTTTCCATCATAACAGTATCAGGTTAATAAAAATGATAATGAATCCGGTTATCTCCAGCCAGAACGCGGGCCTTGCATATACTATCTTAGTCAAAATACCTGTCTGCATGTTATCGGCCATCACGTGACGCACGATGTAAACTATCGGAAGAAGCCAGGTAATCAGGAGCCAGGGATTCGTACATGCCACCCACGCCTGCGTACTGAGCAGAAGAAGTGCGGTACCGCAATAATGTATAATTCCTTCCGTTCGTTCCTTGAATCGGGGTGAAAGGGTTATGATTATCATTCCTATTAATGCCAGGAACACGAGGAACTGAATGTTTTCAGGCGTGCGTCCTACTGCTGACACGAAGAAGGTAAATCCGTTAAGCCCCAGGCAGACGGAAAACCATTTTGGGTGCTCCAGCCGGTAATAGGTTTCAGAGATTGAATAAGGAATACCGCCTGTCTTGTAGATTACCACTGCGGTATAAATGGCGAAAATCAACGCCGATATGATTCCGAAGATTGTTTCCATATTGATTCTTTTTTAAGTTCTACAAAGCTTTCCATCCATCCAGCACATCCTGCTGCACAGCCGGAATACCGTTTTCCACCAGGCTGATAGCAGAAGCAAAAGCGCACATCGTCGCCTGGTCATTTACGTTTGGTTCGAATGTGGTAGGCACCTGCATTTCACGGCACACGGCTGAGATGTAGCCAGATGTGTGATTCTCCGTAGCGGGTGCCCAGCGGTTGATGTATTCCGCGATGGTTCGGCATCCGTGCAGACGGTGGTAGTTCTGAAGCGTGCGGATCAGTGCGCGATACCCCCACATGGGAGCGATGAACTGGAAGAATGTTCCGTCCGTCTGTTCCTGGCGAAGTCCCTGCCATTTGTCTTTACTCAGCCGGATGTTTCCGGGATTATTGTTGCGTAAACCTCTTGGTAACTGTGTCATTTTGTTTCCTCCTCTTTCTTTTCCTGGTCTAAAAATTGTTGTAAATAAGGTATCTTCCGTACCACTTCGAAGCTAAGCACATAATACATGAAGTTCAGCGGCCTGGAGTGAGGGAACAGCTTGCGCATGTTTCGAAGTGTGTTCACCCCGTAGAAGTAGCACACGGCATACACGATGCCTGTAATGCACTGCAAAGCCCCGTCCAGGTTCTTCATCTTCTCTCCGATAATGTAGATGCTCAGCACGATTACGTAGAACACAAACGTCTCCAGCAGGCAGTGAAAGAACTTCCGGTTGTTGAACCGTTCGTGTTTGGCCACAATGCCGGCAATGAGTCCGGCAATACAGTTAATCGCAAAAATGAAGAATATGACAAATACCATGTCCTTCACCGGTGCGAAGTATGCCAGCGTGATGCTGAATAGCGTAGCCAGCATGTTCTTGATTCCTGTAATAATTTCCATACTTTCAGTTTTCATTTTTCGTCACATTAATAAGTCGCATCCACGCTGATACCGGAGTTCGTCACCGTCACTTTGTTCACCTTCTGTCCGTCTATCTCCAGCTGCTCCCTTATCTCCGTACGCCATGCCAGCGGGTCATGATCCAGCAGCATGTCAGATATTCCTACGCCTACAGCCGGATTCTCTTTTATCTCGCCTTTGTACAGTCCGATAATGAGAGCCTGGTTCTGATACAGCACATTCCCGATAGTCAGTCCAGAACGTATCTTTCCGTCTGTGCCACGTTGTGGACGTATCATCAGGTCGTAATTTTCTTCTATTAATATCCCTTTCATCAGTGTGTCACTTTTGTATCTTCGTAATCACTTTTATTCAGTTCGCTTGCCTTTGAGGCCACCGCAGCGGCAGTTCCCGTCTGAGCAGTGGCAGAACCGGTAGTGCTCACCTGGTGAGTGTGGTTGTTGAACGTACGTACCAGTTCGTTAATCTTCTGGGTAAGCGATTCAATGTTAATCAGTCCTCCCAGCTTCCCTCCGTTGATGGTAATGCTTTCCACTTCATCCACAGCCAGCACCACCAGCAGGGAAAGGTCATTCGAAAGACTTCCTACCACTACCGCCGTGTTAACCTTTGGAACTATTAGCAGATGGCTTTCATTCTCTGCAAGAGAAGCACGCAGCCTTACACCTTCCACATCTAGCGTGCCGAAAGTTACCGTGCAGGTAGTTCCTTCCACACTCTTTACGATGCCTTGCCAGATAGTAATCTCCTTTCCGGCTCCAATCATCTGCATCAGGTTGTCACGCAGTCTTCTGTATTGGTCCATATCTGTCAGCTTAATCTAATACCCAGTTCTATCGTTCTCTTTCCACCGTCACGGCTGAATTCCGTAGTGACCGCACGCACGTAGTATCGTCCGTCCTTGTAGTCATAGTCAGGGTCGCGAAGCTCGGCCACGTATCCCGGCTCACAGTAGGGAATCATCCAGGTGGTAATCGTTCCGTCATACCCATCGAATGAAAGACGTTTCACCTCCGTTTCTCCGCGCTGCTTCATCGACGCATCATCACTGCTGGCAGAACGTATCTCCACGCGGTCGCCTCCGGTAGCACCCACTTCGTATTCCTTCACCTTTCCGTCTGGCAGAAGCGCTTTCACCACTACACGCACCTTCCGGTCTTCCGAACGGCGGTAAGTCAGGTCGCACGACTCCACGTTCAGCGAAAAGTCGTAGTACACCTCTTCACCCATTTTCGTGGCCGGAGGATGAATGTGCAGCACGTTGCCTTGCAGATAGATGTCTGCACCGCACTCTTCCTGCAACTTCTTCAGTACATCGTAGCCAGTAGCGGTATGTATCACAAACTTCTCATAGCTCCAGGTGTAGTCGCAGTCAATTTCGTATCCGCCGCCTACGCCATCTACCACCTTTTTCAACAGCGCATCGAGCGACACATTCTTCAGCACTTCATCCGGAACAGGCACACGGAACTTGAAAAGGTCGTCTTCACACTCCAGCGTAATGCTTCCGTTATCGGTTCCTATACGCTGAAGGTAGCCGGAAAACTCCTCACGCAGTCCGGTTTCCGTGTATCCAATCTTCACCGACACACGGTCGCCGCGCTTGATCATGCTTTCCACCTCCAGCGCCTTGTTATATTCCGATGCAGGAAGTGTGATTACCGCCGTGTCTGCCAGCAGCTCCACGCTGCGATGTATTTCCACCTTATCCAGCATTCCCAGACGGAAATCACCTACCTGTATGTCATATCCCATCGTGTACATGTCACCTGTTGTTATTCTTCAGTAAAAGCTTATATGTGTCGTCGCTGTATGCGTTGATGGTGTACTGCTGGTTCTGTATGCCCTTCGTGAACGGAAAATCATAGCTTTCTACTACAATCTGGTTGATGCTGAATATTTCGAACAGCGGGCAGCGCACCTTCAGTTTGGCAGCCTCGCAGAAGTTACGAAGCTTCTGCACATCGTCACGCGGATAGTCGTCACGCTTCAGGTCCATCAGCGCACCTTCTATCTTCACCTGGTAATCGTCCTGCGTCCAACGTTCCTTTATGGAACCCCTTATCTTTCCCTTAGACACCTGACGACGGACGATAATGTTTCGTCCGGTCAGCGTAATCAGCGGCTCTATAGGAACCAGCCACCAGTCTTCCTGGTCTACCAGTGATATTTCCAGCGGGAAGCGCATCGGGACACCCAGCGCGTTGGTACGTACCATATCCTCCAGCTCCGCCTCTTCCAGCATCATCAGTTCGTCGTATCCCGACGGATCCTGACGCGTTACTACCGGTTGATTGAAGAGCCAGTACGGAGGCACTTTCAGCCCCGTGGTACGTGCGGCAATATTTCCTAATATGAATTTACTTACACTCATCTTGCGCTCGACATTGCGGTTTCCAGACTTCTGTTCATAGCTTCCAGCATCACACGCTGTAATTCAGTGGTATCTGTCTTATCCATCATCGTCACGTTCAGGTAATCGAAGAACTTGGTAATGTTTACGGTTATCTGCGTGTTCCTGGTTCCTCCGGCGGTGATTTCGTTGGCCTTTCCTCCATCGGATGCAGGTACCGTTCCGGGTGTTCCGTTTGTGCCTGTTCCTGAAGGTGAAGTGCCTGCCATGGCTTCCGGGTCGGATATAGCAGCCTCCTTGGCTTTCTGACGGCTCTGTTCACGACGGCTGTATTCATTATACCATACCGTAGTATTCTTTACCGTCTTTGCACCCGACTGTATCAGCTTGTTTACGCTTTCTCCGCCTACCAGCTTTCGGGTAGCTTCGTTTGCCGTTTTCCAGGCACCTTCAAAGTCACCTTTCACCAGCTTCACAAGAGCCTTACCTACAGCGCCGATACCTTCCACTATATCCCAGAAACGGTCTACCAGGAAAGTGCCGATAGCCTCGCCAAAACCTTTAATGGTATCCCATGCCGTATAAATAAAAGCACGGAATCCGGCAAACTTGTTCCAGCAATACACCACCGCACTGGTAAGTGCGGCCACTGCACCCACAACCCAAAATATTGGATTCTTCCACATGGCAATATTTAACAGTTTCTGTGCTTTTTCAGCGGCTATCATGGCCGTTACCTGCGCCCATTGTGCCACGGTCCAACCTTTCAATATGTTGGTGCTGATAAACATATAGGTATTATAAGCGCCCCATGCAGCAGTAAGAGGTAACACAATATGAAGCAACCACTCCATATTATTACCAATCCATACCACCATGCCAGAAGCTCCTTTGATAATGGGAGTAGTTAGCTGAAGAATAGTATTTAGTCCGTCCATTGCAGGAATAAGAGCAGGCTGGATAATCTGATACATCTCCAGCAACTTCTGGTTAAATTCTCCCAGTAGCTGCTGCCATCGTCCGAAAGGAGTTTTGGCTATTTCGTTGGTCATGTTGTAAAACTTACCGCCTTCTCCGGTAGCACGCTGGAATGCCTGACGCAACATCTCAAATGAGATATTACCTTTTGACATCTCATCACGAAGCTCACCGACAGACTTTCCTGTAAGCGCCGACATATCCAGCAGTGGGTTATAACCGGCATTAATCAGCTGAAGCAAGTCCTGACCTTGCAGCTTACCCGCAGCGGCTACCTGACCAAACACCAGGGCCAGCTGCGACATACGGTTCTTGTCGCCCATGGCCACATCACCCAGCATCTTCAGGTCACCCATCACGTTTTCCAGTGACACGCCAAAGCCCAGCATGGTCTTTGCGGCTTCCTGTGTGCCAAGCCGGTCGTAAATGGTTTCATCGGCATACTTGTTAATCTGTCCAAGCAGCGTGGAACCTTTCTCCATGCTTCCCGTAAGTACATTAAAGCTTACTGCCGTCTTGTCGGCATCCATACCCAGTTTTGACACTACACCGACTCCTGCCGTGAGTGCTACAATGGGATTCGTGAAGAATTCCGCACCTGGCAAAGACATGATAGCCGTCCGCAGCCGTCCGCCTATCGTGGTAGATAAACGGTTGGCCGAACGGTCGGCAGCGTCCAGACGTTCCTGCATACGGGTAACTTGTCCTATTACCCCGTTGTCACGGCTTCGTATGTCTATAAGGAATTGTAGAATGTTCATAACTTGTTTGCTTTAGCTTCTTGTTTCCGGATGTCGGCCAGCTGGGCAATCGTTTCAGCCCACTGCTCATCGCTCAGCTTATCAGGGTCCAGATGCAGGTAATACCTCAACAGCGTGTTGTGATAGCCAATCCAGTTGGCTTTTACACTACCGTCTGCACGGTCTACAACTTTTTTAATTCGGCCTCCTTCGCCTCCATCATTCCCTGAATCTTTTCGGCCACAGCGAAGAAGTAGGCATCATCGTCCCTCATCTCCTTGTCACCGTCAATCCAGCAGTTATTCAGCAGGGCTTCGTTCATTTTTACTGCATCCTTACCGCCTGAACTGGCAGCCAGCGCATACGACAGGTCTTTCCGGTTTGGCTTGCGCAGCACACACTTCTTATCTTCTACCGTAATCTCAAACACGTTGTTTTCACCGTGCTTTTCTTTCCACTCTTTGAGCTGTTCTTCTGTATATTGAAACATCTTTAAATACTGTTTAAAAAGGGTTATACATAATTGTTCTTGATGTTGAGAGCGATTCCAGGAAGCTCATGTTCTGAAAACTTGTCGCCCTGGTTCATACCTTTTGGAACTTCCGTGATTTCGTTTCCTTCAATCAGGTCCGTTTTAATCACATCTCCTTTAGAAGGATTACCATAGGAAACAACCACATTGAATGAGGCATCCAGCACATCGCCACCTGAAGCGGCTTCAATGGCCTCCAGTTCACTCTGCAAAAGCGTGAGGCTTGTTTCATACGACTTGTTACCTCTCTGAATGCTGTGAGGTTGGTTCCCTTTAGCATAGAGCGCTTCCTTTTCCTGCTTTTTGGTGTAGGAAATAGCACGAATCTTTGTCACAGGACGACCTGCTACAGTCACAGTCACGTCGCTCCATTCGTATTCTTTACTGTTAAATATGTCCATAGTCGTTATGAGTTAGTCTGTACATCAAATCCAAGTTCTACCTCAATCTGTCTTGCGTATCCATACGGACGCACTTTGAGCGTCATCTTGATGGTAGATGTAGCCAGTACGTTCTGCGTCGGGTCAATGTAGCAGGTAGCACCGCTTTCACCGGCAGAAGTGTCCGCACTCAGTTCACCGTTAGCCGTCATGCTGGAGTTGATGGCACCTTCCACAGCAGCCTGCCAGCTTTTCAGGATTCCGGCCTGCATGGTTCCGTACTGGTTTACGTAGACTTCATCGAGAAGGTAATCCAGCAGCGTATCGTATGCAATACGGTATGCCTTGTCAATCACACGGCGGTGAGCGATATGTGCGTAGTCGTCTGTAGGATCTACGCACAGACGGTCGTCAGTGTAGAAGTAGCCGGAACGGCCCACATGAATACGCGGAGTAATGTAACCTTTATCGTAGATGGTAGCTACATCGTCCATGCTGTCTTCCACGGTGTTCTCTCCGATATACATCACGGTGGGATACAGCGAACCGTCTCTCACACGTCCTATGTTACGCTGCACGGGGCTGGATGCCACACGCCCTGCAAAGATTCCCATAGCCGCACCTTCACTGGCCGACTCTGTATCGCCAATCACGATGCATACGCGGTTGTCTTCACCGTCGGACAAGTTTTTCAGCGATTCCGCATCCTTGTAGCTTCTTCCTTCCAGTGCGATAAAAATAGGCGCATAGAGTTCCGTAGTAGCCCATTCTGCCAGCGCCTGCGCCTTAGGCAATGCAGTAAACACGTCAGGGTCGAGTCCTTCCGTAGCTTCCACTTCTTCCGTATCCGGGTCGCGAGCAATGACCAGCGCACGAAGCTCACCTTTCTGGCTTTGCAGCAGGCCGCGTAACGGTCCGCTATCCTTGTCGCACAGATCGGTCATTTTCGTAGTCTTGGCCACCGCATACACTACCACTTTCGTACCTTCTTCCGCTTCCTGGTAGAATTCCTGTACCATCTTATACAGTCCGGCGTTGTTTTCTTTTGTCACGCCAAGGTCTTCCAGTCCGGTAAGGCGGTAAATCGTGTAGGGAGTATTCAGCTTGAATGTTTCGGATACAGCTGTTCCCCCGCACACCAGTGCCAGCAGGCCGTCTTGGCTTTCGGCTACCGTGCCAAGCTGACCTGTCAGAAACTTAATGGAGATTTTGGGTAATGCCATACGCGTTCCTCCTATTCTCCTGCTGCATCCTGTACCAGTGCATACACACCTTTCTTGTCGTTGCGACGGATGGTTCCACCCACACGAATAAGGAAGGAATAGATGTCACCGTAATACAGAGGGTTGTCTGTACTGTCAAACATCTTTACTTCTCCCAGTGCACGGCTCAGGCTGTTTGTCTGCCATGCCAGACCGGCTGCGTTGTCGCTTGTTTCGCCAGAAACACTCCACTTTGTCAAAGTTCCACCGGTTGCATAACGGAGTACCTGCGAACGCTGCATCACATTGAATGAGAACAGCTGTCCCAAAATACCTCTCTGTGCATCGGCCGATGCAAAGAACGCACGCTGGTCGCCTTCTGTCAGGTCGTCGAGCAACTGTGCATACATATAGGCATCAAGAAGCAGGTAACGTCCTTCCTGGGGAATGTTGTCAGCATTGAACTTTGTCATCAAATCCAATACATCAGCTTTTACAAGCGCCTTACGTTCTCCGGTTGCGTCCTTAGTATGTGCCGTTACTTTTTTTGTTCCAGAAGTACGTACAAAGTGAGTGCTGTCTGGTGCCCAGTTGTACAGCATCTGTTCAGCCGCTTTTTCAATCAGTTGCAAACGGTCCTGACTGATTACACTGTTACGCTTGCTGTAGCTAAGTTCCACCGTTTCTGCATGTGGAATACGGATAGGGTCTGTAGTCAATTCGTTCAGTGAATATTCTACGTCCACATCGGTACGAGTCTTTACCTCAGCAGGAAGACTGGAACGGTCAATTTCAACCGCACTCGGAGCACCCGCATTCGGAATATGCACTTTCTTTCCCATGTTAACGTACATATCGTCGTTAACCGCCTTACTCATAAATGAGTTGTCGGCAAACAGACCTTCGATGATCGTGTTCTGCCAGAGTTCTCTTTGAATAGCCATAGTTATTTACCAAATTTTTCGTTATACTTCTGTTTGTACAGTTCCGGATACTGGTTTTTCAGTTCAGCCAGTCTTTCTGCCTTGTCAATCTCATCCCAGCTCATGTTTACCAGGTCGTTCTTTCCTGCTCCTCCTGCGCCGCCTCCTGTCTGAAGAATATCTTCTACGCGTACAGTTCCTTTCTTCGGCATTTCTTCAATCGCCTTTCTGGTGTTGGCTTCGTCAGACATCATCAGATTAAGGAATACAGGAACCTGCTCTTTAGTCAGTTTTCCTTCCGCTACCGCCTGATTCAAGAAAGCCTGGTGTGCGGTTTTCTTGCTTTCCGCAATCTGGTTAGTAAGTTCTGTTACCCTTGCTTCGAGAGCAGGCACCTTTGCCGCCTGATTCTCCATGGTGGTAATGTGTTTCAGCATGTCTTCTTCATTGGCCATATTGGCGAATGAGGAGCGTTTTTTCAATTCTTCGAATAAAGCCATATCTCTTGTTTTTTGTGGCTCGTTGAGCCGGTTCATAAAATAGTTATATACTTCCGTGTTGGTAGCGTTTTCGCTCAGTGCCTCTCCGGTGTCTACTATCCCGTCAATAAGGCCCATCGCAAGTGCTTCGCTGGCCGAAATCCAGTGTTCCGACCCGTCGAAATACTTCTTCCTCACTTCTTCCGCATCCATCTTGCAGCGGCTGGCAATCATGCGCGAAAGGTCATTTTCGAGCGATTCGGCCAGATCGGCCGCTTTCCGCAGTTCGTCGGCGTTTCCGTAGCTACCGCCCGACACGCGGTGCAGCATGATGCGTGCGTACTTATTCATGTAAAGAGGCTTTCCGCACAGTGAGATGATGCCCGCAATGCTGGCAGCCAGCCCGTCTATGTATATCGTTACATCAGCATCCACGGTGCGAAGCGCATTGTAGATGGCAATGCCACTGAAGACATCGCCACCGTTGGAATGTATGTGTACGTCGATTTTTCCGTATGCAGCAGCCAACTCCATCAGCTCGGCCACAACGCGCCCGCTGTCTACCTTTTCTCCGTTTCCTACATTACCGTACATCAATACGCTAACCGTTCCCTCACCGGGTATCTGATTTTTGAAAATCTTATCCATTGTTACGCTTTTTTCTCTGTGGCAAAATTCGCAATTCCCAGTAAGGTACAGAAAGCTGTTTTTCAGCGTGCTACGATAATGTGGCATGATGAAAACCAGCTTTCACGCTCTCACCTTATTACAAGAAATTTGCTCCGTAATGAATTAATTATCGACTATGGCAGATTTGAAAAGTGAACAGAAAAAGATGCTGGCACGCGAAATCTACCTGCTCGGAAGCTACACCTACGAGGAGATAGCGCAGAAGGTAGGCGCACAGCGTCAGACTATCAGCCGATGGGCAAAGGCCGGAAACTGGGACAACCTGAAGGCCGGAATGACCGTGACACGCGAGGCGATACTGAGCAGAATGTATCAGCACCTTAATAACATGAATATGGCCATTCTGGAGCGTGAACCGGCCAAACGTCAGCCGGATACGAAAGAAGCAGACGTAATGGTTAAGCTGGCCGCTGCAATTAAGAACATGGAAACAGATGTCGGTATCAGCGACATTATCAGTGTCGGGATGCGTTTTGGCGAATTCCTTCGACGCATAGATCTGGATAAGGCAAAAGAGTATGTAAAACTGTGGGACGTGTTCCTGAAAGAACAGATTAAGTGATATGGCTACCTACGAAGAAAAACAGAAGCTGAAGGAATGGGAAGAATACCGCCGCGACATAGAATGTGCCACGCCCGTAGAGGTGAACATGACGGAAGCGGAGAAAACCAAGAAGAAAATGTATCTGGAGGCTCACCCCGTGGAATGGATACAGTATTTCTTTCCCATGTATGCCAAGTATCCTTTTGCCAAATTTCAGATTAAGGCCATTAAGCGCATACTGGAACACGACGAATGGTTTGAAGTGCTGAGCTGGAGCCGTGAGAGCGCAAAGAGTACCATTGTGATGTTTTGCGTGATGTATCTGGCACTGACCGGAAGAAAGAAAAACGTCATCCTGGCAAGTGCCACAGAAACCAGCGCGGAGAAGCTGCTACGTCCGTATAAGGGTAACTTTGAATCTAACGGACGCATCAAGGCTTTTTACGGTGACCAGCCTGTCATAGGACAGTGGACCGACACGGAGTTTGTCTGCAAGTGCGGATGTGCGTTTACAGGCGTGGGCGCAGGTAACGCTCCCCGTGGTACCCGTAACGGTGCGGCGCGTCCGGATGTGCTGCTGGTGGACGACTTCGACACCGACGTAGACTGCCGTAACCCCGATACGCTGAACAAAAAGTGGAAGTGGTGGGAAAAAGCCCTGTATCCTACGCGTTCCGTGTCTGAGAAAACACTGGTTATCTTCTGCGGAAACATCATCGCCAAAGACACCTGCGTGGCACGAGCCGGTGCCATGGCCGACCACTGGGACATAGTGAACCTGGTAGACAAGAACGGCAAAAGCAACTGGCCCGAAAAGAACACACAGGAAGCTATAGAGCGCATACGCAAAAGCATCAGCAAGGCGGCCTACGAGGGTGAATACATGAACAACCCCGTGACGGAAGGAAACATCTTTCACAACCTTCCCTACGGAAAAGTACCTTCGCTGAAGAAGTTCAAGTTTGTGGTAATTTACGGCGACCCTGCCTACAGCAACAGCAAGAACAAAGCCAGCTCCACTAAAGCCGTATGGGCGTGCGGAAAGATACGCAGCACCTTCTACATCATCAAGGGTTTTGTAGGCCGTGTCACGAATGCGGAGTATATCGACTGGTTCTACCAGCTCCGAAAGTACATCGGAAGCCAGTGCACCGTATACTGTTACCAGGAAAACAATACGCTTCAGGATCCTTTCTTTGAGCAGGTGTTCAAACCCCTTATACGTGAGCAGAACGAGCAGCGGAAAGATAACCTCTACATCAAGGGAGACGGACGCAGCAAAATGGACAAGGCCACACGTATAGAGGCTAACCTGGAACCAATCGACCGGAACGGGATGTGGGTGTTCAATGAAGAGGAAAAGGATAACCCGCACATGAAGGAACTGCGCGAACAGTTCAGCCTTTTCGAACTTTCCCTTCCGTATCCTGCCGACGGACCCGACTGTATAGAAGGATGCTTCAACATAATCAATGAGAAAATAAAAGAACTCGACCCCGGTGTGACCATCGGATACAGCGAGTTCAAAGATAGTAACCCTTTTTCATGGTGATATTATGGAATTAAACAAAATTTATAATGAAGATTGTTTGGAAGGAATGAAACGAATTCCTGACAATAGTATAGATTGTATTATATGCGATTTGCCGTATGGTACAACATCCTGCAAGTGGGACAAAATTATTCCTTTTGAAAAACTATGGGAACAATATAATCGAATTATAAAAAAAAATAGGGCAATTATTTTGTTTGCAAGTGGCTCGTTTTCTTATAAAATTATATCAAGTATGCCTGAATTATATCGGTATAAATGGATATGGTTTAAAAACAATAAAGGTAACTTTATTAATGCAAAAAATAGACCAATGACATCCTATGAGGAGATTATGGTATTTTCTAAAGGATGTATAGCAAATGGGAGTAAAAACAAGATGATTTACAACCCTCAAGGATTAATAAAAAAAGAAAAAATCAGAATAGATAAAAGTGGAACTCGTTTTGGTTCTATGGTCGGTAAAAGGCCATCTCACAGGCAGATTATAATAAGTCAATATACTAATTATCCTTTTGATGTTCTTCAGTTTAAGTGTGAAAAAAATCCGATACATGAAACTCAAAAACCAGTAGCTTTAATTGAGTACCTTATCAAAACATATTCCAATGAAGGTGAAACAATATTAGATAATTGTATGGGTAGTGGAACAACAGCAATTGCCTGTATAAACACAAAACGCAATTACATAGGTTTTGAGATAGACAAAGAATATTACGATTTATCAATAAAACGCATCAATAATCTATGAACAACTTTATAGAACTTACCGACTACGATGCCACGATACACCGTGACATTATGGACAGCCTGCTGCGCGAAGAATCCGGAAGCAGTGCCGTGATTGAAGTCTGCGAAAACCGTGCAATCGCCACCGTGCGCAGCCTGCTGAACAGCAGATACGACTGCGATGCCATCTTCTCCGCACAAGGAGAAGAGCGAAACGTGCTTATCCTGAAAATCTGCCTTGACATTGCCGTGTATGAGATATTCTGCCAGCACAACCCTTATAAGATGTCAGACATCAGGAAGGAACGGTATGACGACGCGATGCAGTTCCTTCGCGATGTGCACGACTTTAAAGCCAACATAGAAGGACTTCCAGAACTTCCTGCCGATACGCAGACCGACAACAGCCCCTGGCAGATATCCAGCAACGGGCCGTGGAATCCTTACTTTTAATCAACTTTTAAAACCCTTTTAAACTATGGCCAGACCAAAGAAAAAACGCCGCATCACAGAAGGCGGATACACCCAGATAACACCCGCCTATACCACCGGACCATACGCCCGTGTGGAACCCGACATCATCCTACAGATGCCGGAACTGTTCTACTTCGATATGTCGTCCTACATCAGTGCGCTCAACGCAGCCAAAGCCATCGACTTCTACAACCGCACACGCTTGTATGACATGTACGAATCGGCCATGCTTGACCTTCACCTGGGTGGTATCATCGAAAAGCGGAAGGTGGGTGTAAGCCGCATACCTATCGAGTTCCGGCGAAACGGAAAGCCCGACGACAACGTGAACAAGGAAATCCGTTCGCCCTGGTTCAGAAAGTTTGTGAAGGAAGTGCTCATGTCAAAGTTTTACGGATACAGCCTGTTCCAGTTCTACCGTGGCGATGACGGATTCATCAACTACTACCATGTGCCCTACAAGCACTACGACCCCGTACGCCGTGTCATCCTGAAGTATCAGAGCGACACGGAAGGAATACCCGTAGATGCCTTTGAAAACATGCTGTTTGTGGGCGACAACCCGCGCGACCTGGGAATGATGGCCGAACTTCTTCCGATGGTATTATACAAGCGCAGCAACTTCGGTAACTGGAAGCAGTTCTGCGAAATATTCGGTATGCCCATACGTGAGTACACCTACGATGCAGGCGACGAAGAAGCACGCAGCCGTCTGATTCAGGACGCACGCCGTCAGGGAGCCAACGCCGTGTACATCCATCCCAAGGAAAGCAGCCTGAACCTGATAGAGAGTGCCAACAAAAGCGGTACGGTAGACCTGTACGAACGCTTCAAGGATGCCTGCAATACGGAAATGTCCGTCCGTGTGCTGGGTAATACGCTGACCACCGATGCCAAGAGCACCGGCACACAGGCACTGGGTACCGTTCACCAGGAAGAAGAAGACATGCTGAAGGCCGACGACCGCGACTTTATCCTGGATGTGCTGAACTACAATATGACAGACATATTCAACGCACTGGGTGTAAACACGGAAGGCGGTGAGTTTGTCTACGTCAAGAACCGGAACCTGAATCCAAACCAGCAGGTAGACGTGATTCAGAAAGTGAAAGCCATGGGTGTGCCTGTGTCTGACGACTACATCTACGAAGTGCTGCTAATTGACAAGCCGGAAGACTACGAACAGCAGAAAGCCGAAATCAAGGCGCAGGAAGAAGCCAACCGCAAGCTACAGCAGGAGATGGCCAACCAGATGGAAAAGCCGCAGGACACGGAGCCGAAACGAAAGTCAGACCGACGCATGAACATGGATAACGAGTCAAAAGCCTGGTACGAACGGGCGCGAACCGACTTCCGCAACTGGTTGTGCGATTTTTTCGGAGTAGCCCCGAAAAAGAAAGACGGGGCTTTGCCGTTTTAATGGACAACCTCTACGGTGAACGCTGTGGCGTGTGCGGAGGTTTTCATAATCAGCTGGAGCAGGGTATTGAATTCAGCAAGGAAGCTCTCACACAGATGCTGCGCGACATCTACGACGGGATGAACGTGCGCGACGACATACAGCGTGATGCGTTCGAAGAAACGCTTCGTCTGTTCAATGAGGCCACCGTAGAAGGGTTGTCTGCCTCCAGCTATCCTACAGGAGATGAACTGTTCCTTGAACAGCTTCGCACCAATAACGAAGTGTTCTCTGCCTTCCGCACTCACCGTATGCAGAATGACCTGGCCGCACAGCTTATCGACAAGGACGGAAAGCTGAAACCGTTTGAGCGGTGGCTTGACGATGTGCAGAACATTACGGATCATTACGTAGTTCGATGGCTTCGCACAGAATATGACACCGCCATACTTCGCGCCCATCAGGCAGCCGACTGGAAGCACTTCGAGGAATACAAGGACGTGTTGCCGAACCTGCGTTGGATGCCTACCACTTCTCCTGATCCTGACATAGCGCACAAGCAATACTGGGAAGCAAAACTAACCCTTCCGGTAAACCATTCCTTCTGGACTCGCCATCGCCCTGGTGACCGATGGAACTGCAAGTGCTCGCTCGAAGCGACCGACGAACCGGCCACCACCGGCGCAGTAGGCGACTTCAAGCCCGTTCCTTCCGTTCCCGGACTGGATAACAACCCCGCAGACGACGGAAAGCTGTTCAGTGATTCGCATCCGTATTATACAGAAGCTTATCATGGAGCAGATAAGGCTGCTGAAAAGATTGTAAACAAACCGCATCTTAATACTGCTTTTGATAAAAAAGTTACTGATAAAGTAACAAGCATAGAAGATGAAATTCGACTAAATAAAGATTTTGAAACAGCTGTTGCTGTCGATAAGAATTCTAATATTATATTTAGGGTAAAAGGAAGCAAATCAGATGTACAATTAAGTGTAAACGATGCAAAAAAATTAAAAGATTGTATTTTAACTCATAATCACCCTGGAGGATGGAGATACGATAAAAACAGAATGGGACACATTGGTGCATCATTCTCTTTAAATGATATTGTACTAGCAATTAATTACGACCTGGCAGAAATCAGAGCTGTAACACCATTGTATACTTTTTCTTTAAAAAGACCTGATAAAGGATGGGGAGTAAAATCAAAAACATTAATACAATATTACCGTAAGAAAGATAGAGAATTAAAAACAGAACATTATTATTTAAGAGAAAAAGGAATGATTAGCGAAGAAGTTGCTAGAGCAATACATAGTCATGAACTTATCAAGAGAATAGCAAAACAATATAAATTTGAATATTCTAAATTAAAAACAAGATATGAATGATATAATTTTAGATGACCGGGCTTTATGGCTTGATTATTTTAAATCGCAATGTGCTCGTTGTAAATTATATAACGATTTAAACGCTTCTTGCAAAGCTTTTCCTAATGGAATTCCATTCAACATGCTTGAAGGAAAAATTACACATGAAAAGGAAATAAAAGGACAAACAGGAAATTATTTATTTACGCCTAAAGAAATTGAGTAATGCCAGCACCCAACATAGAAGAACAGGTAAAAAGAGCCGTAGCTGGACTGAACACGCTCTACACCCGCACACTTCCCGTCAAGGTAGGAACAAAAGCCGTATCGCTGACGAAGAAACGCTTCTCTGACAGCGCTTTCAACGGAAGGGCATGGCAGGAACCCTACCGACGCAAACTGAGCTTCAAAGGAGCGCAGGCCAGCTACAAGACACTTCTTTCCGGAACCAACCATCTGCGTGATGCCACCTACTTCAAGCCTGAACCAGGAAAGGTGTACATACGTAACCAGGTGGACTACGCACAGATTCACAACGACGGAGGTAGCATAAAGGTAACGGCCAAGATGAAGCGGTACTTCTGGTACCGTTACGCCGCAGCCAAAGGCGCACGTCTGACAAAAAAGCGAGGCGGACTGAGAAAGACAAAAGGGAACGAAGCGCTGACACGCGAAGCTATGTTCTGGCGAAACATGGCCCTGAAACGTGAAGGCTCGCTTATTCGTATGCCGCGCCGCCACTTCTTCGGAACCGACGCAAATATGTCGAAAGAAATTCGCAAGATAATCGAAAGAGAATTGCAACTATTTGTAAAGAATTATGGAACATATTTTAGAGAATCTCGTTAACTACATCGGCGAACAGATGCCCGATATGAAGACCGTGGACGAAGACTACGGACAGTTGGAAATGATTGACGAAACCACCCGCGAAAGCTATCCGCTCACCTTTCCGGCTGTGCTGATAGACGCTGCGGAAACAAGCTGGAGCAATGTGTTAGGGTTGAGTCAGGAAGGCGTGTGTACGGTGCGCGTGCGGCTCATTATCGACTGCTACGACGACACGCACTACCGTAGCGGAACGGTGGAAAAGATTAAGGAAAGAGATGCCATACGACGCAGACTGCATCTGCTGGTGCAGGGTCACGAAATAGAAGGAAGTACGCTTATCCGCACAAACAGCCGATTCTATACGACAAACCATGGTATAAAGGTGTACGAGTCTACCTACACGGTGAAAGTAACGGAATACTTTACACGCGACGAACAGAAAGTGCCCGATGTGAAGATAAGCATTACCCCTGTATTAAAACGATAGCTGAAGGCTCAGCTGAATGTGTTGTGCGGAAATCTTTTTCCGCACATGTTTTTTTGCCTCGCCCGACGGCTTGAACTGGTCGTTCTTCACCATCTCACGGATAATGGCCTGAATGCGGTATTCTGATAAGAAAAAAGCTTTCGACAAGGCTTTTACGACGTCGGAATAATTACGCAGAACCGGCTCCAGTTCAAAGTAACTGTGTGCTATCTGCCGATTACGTTCTTCGATTAAATGACTGTTTCTTCCCATAATGCTACGGATTAATAGTTGATGCAAGTTGGCTGCTGCATTTTTGTTTTTACAAAAATACGTAATTCGCTTTAAAATACCAAATTGTCAACTCTTTATGCCGTGGTGTGCCTACTTTTGCAGAGTCATGACAAGTTAACTACATTATTCACACTTAAACACAAAAGATTATGGCAATTAACTACAGCGTTGCAAAGATGCTCAATCCGCAGGACCGTGAAAGCGGAGAGTACAAGTATTATGCCAAGGCACAGGCTTCCGGCTCAGTTGGTATCAACGAATTGTCGGAAGAGATAGCGTATGCCACCACACTGACCGACGGTGACGTGCTGAACGTAATTCGTGCCCTGGTGAAGCGTATTAACCTGCACATCGCAGCCGGACAGATTGTGAAGCTGGAGAACCTGGGAAGCTTTCAGGCGCAGCTTCGCAGCACAGGAACCGCCACGGAAGACACCTTCAGTTCTGCAATGATTAAGAAGGTGACTCTCCAGTTCAGACCTGGCATCGGACTGAAAGGACAGCTTAACATCGCAAATCTGAGCTTCCACAAGGTGAAAAGCTTGCAGGAAGACAAAGAAGAACCGCTTCCTTAACTACTACGTAGTACTTCCATCATTACTACTTAGTAACTGATTAATTACCCCGTAGTAACAATGCGTTTACTACGGGGTAATTTATTCCTAATTATTTTTATTATCTTTACGAAAACACATACAACATGCACGCTATTTATTTGACAGACCTTGCACTGCGATACTTCCCGCGTTCTTCTGCACGCAGTGCCGTTACCCAGCTACGCCGCTGGATTGTTCTGAACGAGGAACTACAAAAAAGACTGGATGAACTTCACTACAAGAAGGGGCAGCGCACGCTTACGCCGCTTCAGCACGAGGCGATATGTCATTACCTGGGCGAACCCTGATTCATTAATAATTAAAAATGAAAATCCCCGGCATCCGGTTCGGTGTCGGGGGTTTTTTGTTAGTCTTCAATGTAGAAATCATATTCCAGCAACTCTTTCATGTACCGGTCACGCTCTGCTTTAGATTTAAAATCACTTCTAATTGTTACAAATGAGTCAGGATTATCCAATTTTTTTTCCTTGATAATTGGTTTCCCATTTCTTTCTCCGGCTCTGAGTATAACAAAGCCGGAATCACATACTTTCTTTTGGTCTCTTGCGTTCATATAATATTCATTATCATTCAAAGTTCAATTCAAGTTGGCTTCTCGGCTCTTTATAACCTGGATTGTTGAGCATAAAGGCATTCCGTAGAGCTTCGGAAATACTTTCACGCATAGTCTTGGATATATGGTTCTTGTCCGCCTCGCTGTTAACCAGCAAGCATCGTTCAAGACTTCCATTTATAGGCTTCTCATCAAAGAATAAGATGTATTCCGTAAATATCCGGTTCTGTTGCTTACCGTCCTGCTCTTCATCTTTTGTCTGGTATCGTTCGAATACTGTATCTTGCATAGTTCTCAGACATCTTTGTCCTCGGTCGCTTCTACAACCCTGTGCATCATTCTCAAACATGACAGACAAAGCACGTTTTTTACGGACATTTCCAATTCTTGACCAGCCATAATAGACTTTGAGATTTCCCATATCATTCACTTGTTACTGTGTATGTACCTTCTTCGCATGATTCGATTCTAATGTCTATCTCACTCTTTACATCTTCCAGTACTTCCATCGCTCCTTCATTGGTAAAGTCTGAAAGAACCTGGTCGATAAAATCCATTATTTGTTCTTTTTCGCTCATATTATTCCTCCCAATTATCTTTTGTTCCTAATAAATGTGCGGTTTGTTCGTCGTATGGTATGCAAAACATATAGTTCATACCACAGCATCTGTACTTATGAACTTCGTCAGTTATATTGCTAAAAAATGATGCTTCCCATTTACATATTTCTGACTGACGAACTAATACCTTATCAAACGGCTTGAATTGGATTTTCACAAATGAAGTAATTTCTATGCTTAAATCTTCTCTATTTCTTATATCCTTATCTTCCCAAGATTTATATTTACCATCATTAGTATATAATGCCGATTGTTCAGATATACCGTTTTCAACAAAACACGCTAATGGATACTTTTCAGACATGGATATATAATTCCAAGATACAATACGTACATTTGCTCCATCATTTCTTAAAATCCTACCTTCTATCTCACCATTCATTATTTTTTTAGCTAATTCCAAATTAAAAGGAATTCTTACTACTTTTTTTCCCATCATAAATCTATTATTTCGGTTTTTAAACTCTTACGTACATCTTCCATCATGTCCAGTGTGTCGTTATTATCTACGTTGAAACAGACACCAAACCATACGGGATTTTCTTTTGAACGCTGTACTGATAAGTCGCAGGGGCGGTTCCACTTCACCCAGAGAAACATAAACTGGCTTATTGCGCTGTAATGAATCTTCACCGCCACTCTGCGAGGTTTGAACAGGTCAGGCATTCCCAGCGTTAATAAAGATGCCAAACTTTCCGTCTTCTCGTGTCATGGGGTCGCATCCTCCAAGAAGTATCGCGCGTTCCTGACAGCGTTCATTCTCAAACACGCAATACTGACACGGATTGTCTAAGCTGGTAATATTGGCTACTTCCTGGAATTTTATCGGGGTTCCGTCTGCTAACAGACGGACTTCCCCTGGTTTCATGTCGTTAATCATCTTCCTTTTCCTCCTCAATCCAAAATGTGATTATAGGTGTATTGTAATAATTATATACCGTAATGCGGTTATCAGTTCGTTCTATCTTATGAGTTACACCAAGAATATTTTTCGAATTTCGAACTATGTACACAAAATTGTTCAAGTATCTTTCGATGATGTCCATTTCTTCCTTTGCCTCCTCTTTCGTAAGAGATTTAATAGGAAATCTATTGTGATAGTATCCAGATACTTCCAATGCATATTTTGGAATAGGTTTCTTGATAAATTGTCTTTCAATTCTGTACTTTTCCATCTTGCTAAGGTTTATATTTCCCAACTATATACCATTTAAATTTCTCAATGTATTTCAATATAATAGAAGCTAATTCATTCATATATTGAATAGGAAGAAGTATAAAAACTAACGGAGTAACCAGTATGCAATATGGAATCCATATTGCATACCATTTTAATTTCGTTTTCTTCATCACATAGCCGATAAAGACAACGGTAACTTACGTTCTTTCCCTTCTTCATCCTTCAGCGTAACCTGTATAAACTGGCAGGTAGGTACGGGGCGATATGCAGCCTTGATGATGTTTATACCGTCGATGAACTCTGCATCGCGGCTGGTGGCAGCCAGCTTCTCCAGTTCGAGCACCTTGTTGGCTTTCAAGGCTCCCTTGCGGTCTTTTGCCAGAAGGCCCATGACTACCTGCACAAGTTCTGCGCTGTTTTCGTCCTTTGCCAGCGTCTTCAGGTATGCCTTCACCTTTTCGATGCCAGCTTCTACGGTATCGTCCCAGCCTTCGTTTACGCGGTTTCCAAGCGTGATGGACATTGTACCATCGGCTGTGGTGAACGTGTCGCTCTGACGGTCTGATTTCGTCTTGAACAGCTCGTTCTTTGTCTTGATAAGGGTGGCAAACTCGGTGAAGACTTCTTCTTTCAGTCGCTCCATTTCGCTGGATAGGTTCTGAAGCTTTGCCACTGCGTTTTGTACCGTCTGGTCTACAATTTGCTTGTAGGCTTCGCGTTCGTTCTGTACACGGTCTTTTTCGGCCTTGTCTTCTGCTTCCAACTGTGCTTTCAGTTCTGCTCTCTGTTCTGCGGTCAATGCTTTTAAATCAATCATAATTACTTGTTTTTAAAGGTTAATTAAATTCTGTATAATAAAGCCGTATAGGCCCTCTGTTCCGATAGATGCGCATGTAGTATGCTCTTATTTCGCTAAGGTTGTCCGTATCGTGGCGGCACCTCACTGCAAGGTGATGACCCAGTACGTTAATCACTACGCGCCACACTCTGTATTTCTTCTTCATATCGTCGTTTCCGTTCTATAGGTTATCTTTCCTTTCTCCTTTCCGGTCACGAGGCGGTAGTTTTCCTTCGCCTCGCGATTCAGTTCATCGTACCTCTTTACGAGGGTGCTTCTTTCGGCCACCAGGCTGCGGAACTGCTGTCCCGTCATTTCGCGGCTTCCTATCTGCGCATTAATACGGTCGATGCGTTCCTCTATGCGGGGAAGTTCGTCCAGGATGTAGTTAATGCGGTTTATGCGCTGGTCGTTTACGTCGTATTCAGCCATTCTGTTTTCGTTTAATAGATTCAAGTTTCGGTATCAGTGCGGACAGCTCTTCGCTGTCCAGTTCGTAAAGAGGCTTCCCGGCGATGCGAGGGCTGCGAAGGTAGGCGTTAACCGCATCCCAGGAAGAGGTATCTACTCCAATCTGCTGAAGGCGTTTCAGCACCGCGCTGCGCTGCCATTTCAGCGACTTCTCGATAAGCCTTTCGGCCACCGGCTTGATGGTGGTGTTTGCTCCGGTGATGTAACCAGCCAGGTACTGCGACTCGGCGTAGGTGAGTTCCTTGGTGGTGTCGGTGCGTCCGTCGGTCAGCTCCAGGATCAGTGCGCGGTACTGTTCCTCCGACAAGCCGTAGCGTGCATACAGCACGTGCAGCTTCTTAATCATCCATTTCGGTATCATTCTCTTTGTTGTTTCCATCAGTTTCTTTTTTAGTTCCATTTTCGAGCCAGAACTGGCGGTATCCTTTGTCCCATATCACGAAGAATCCTTTCGGACCTCCGTTACCACGGCCTACGTACGATGCCTTGAAGTGTTCTATGTGGATGCGCTTGAAGGCATCTTTCTTCAGGTCGTAGGCCGTATCGCCGTCCACATCGTTGCCTTTCATGTGAGAGATGTAGACAAACACTTTCTTCTTGAACTTGCTGCGAAGCTCGATGAAGTCGGCCGCACGCACGCGATACAGGTCGATGAAGTATTGAAGGGAGTCAATGATAATCACGTCTGCACTGCGCTGCTTGCTCAGTTCTTCCTTCAGTTCTTCCGGATGGCAGGAGTCGGTGAATGAGATACGGCTGCATCCGCTACGTATGCCGGCGTTGGCCAGTGCCTGCTGGAAGTCGTAGCTGTCGCCCATCTCCAGCGACACAAACAGTACCTTTTTCCCGATTTCGTCAAACTCCTTGGCCAGCTGAAGGCAGAAGGAAGATTTACCCTGACCTGACTTTCCGTAGACTATCCAGTTTCCCGTAGCCTCCGTTTTGCCGAACAGGTCGGCAAAACGTGGGGAAAACGGCACAAAGTCGTACTTCCGGTCTTCTATGTTCTTGATGCTCCAGTTTCTCATAACTCTCCATTTTGCACCTGACGGCGGATTAACTTATCCATGATCATTCCTTCCAGCTCGCGAAGGTCGTCAACAAACCACACGGCTTTCCGTGAGTCTTCCGTGGGATATTTTTCTACCTTGTCAAGCTTTCCCCAGATTTCGTCCTGCTCTTCTGCGTCGGTCACTCCGTTTGCGGCACAGATGGCGCGTACATCCTTCTTCGTGGCTCCCAGCAGGGTGATGTAGTTACGCACTACGCGTCCGTCTATCTCATCGAATCCGTCTACACGGCCTACGTTGCGCTTTATGTTGCGGCGAAGGGTTTCCGTACCTACCAGCAGACAGCCCATGCGGTATTTGGTGTCGTCATACAGCGGGATAAGGCAGGTCATGGCACTGTTAGAAAGCTTGCCTGCATCATCTAGCACCAGCACCGGATTACGGTCTGACATACGGTTGATGGTAGAGGTTATATACTGTAGCATGTCATCTGTATCCGTATAGCGGCTGAAGGTGATACCCAGGCATCTGCCCAGCTTCTGGAGGAACTTCTTAGCCGTCCACTTCCAGCACTTCAGGTAAATAATCGAGTTGTCAGGGCAGGTGTTGTAAAGGTCGATAAGCGAATGTGTCTTTCCGCTACCGCTGCGGCTGCTGATACAGAACCAGCGGTGATTCTTCTTTGCGGCTGTCAGGTAAAGCTTCACCTGCTTGTATGACGATACGCTTTCTACAATCTTCCAGGTGTTGTCATAGTAGTTCAGTCCTACGGCTATCTTATCGGCCAGCGAATCTTCCTTTGCTCCGTACTTACCTGCACGGAACTGTGAGAAGGCAGCGCCCGATACGTCGCACTTGCGTGCCAGTTCTGCGGCCGATGATCCACGCTGAATTAATGTCTCGATGTAGTCTCTAAGTTTGTTTGCGTCCATAGTTCAATATCTTTTTAATGGGTTATTAAATCAGTTTTAAATTATCTTGAAAAGCCAGCGTCTGTAGAGCTGAACTCATAATCATCATCATCATCAGGATAAACCGTGCGTGAGGTGCGTGTGTCGTTTTCCTCGTATTCCACATCCTCGGCATGAAGGCGAAGCTCGTTACGGTTGTCCTTGTGCTGTCCGCGGCTGTCGGTGATGCAGAAACGCTCCAGTATGTTGTGAACAGGAAGTGCATGACTGAACACGCTGTCGCGTATGGTGTCGATGTCTCGTTCTGCCGTTTCCACGATTTCCTTTTTCAGCGATTCGTTGAACTCATTGATGCGTCGGCGCTGTTCGAAGTGTTCCGGCTTCTGGTCTATCAGTGCCATGGGCACGGCTTCTTTTTCAGAGAGCAGGTAGCGCAGCGTACCGATTTCCTTTCCTTCGTCCTTGGTGCCTTTCTTTCCGGCATTCGTAATGAGCACGTGGCTTGTGTCGTCGGGGTCGTAACGGACTACCCAGCTTGTGCCCAGGTGGTCAAGCAGCGAGCGGTCCAGGCTGTCGTACACGTACTGCATTCCGTTTCGCTCCATGATGATGCCCCTTGACTTCAGTTTGTTGGTGCGTCCGCTGGTCTGACCCATAAGAAGAAGGTACTGTTCATCGGAGAAGGGCATCTTCCGTTCGTCGGGTGTCTGGCTCCATGCCTTCATGTAGGCTTCTATCTTCCTGGCGCGTTCCATCTGCATCACCTCATGAATGCGGCGTATGGCTTCCTGCTCGGTAGGGATAAACTTTCTGTGTTCATTAAGCCACTCCACGTTTGGCTGTATCTCCTTGCTGGAGGTAATGCCAAAGCCTGAGAAGGAAGGGAACTTCTGAAAGTATTCCAGAATGAGATACTTGAAGTAAGGTTCCACTATCTTGGCCTGTGCATTCTTGACTTCCGCAGGTGTGAGATACTTCGTCATCTGCTCATAGAAAGGGAAAAGCGATTTCTTGTGGTAGTTGTCGCACTGCATCTGCACCGGTATGTATCGGTCGCCAAAGAGTTCGCGCGTGTGGCGTACGGCGTTGGTAAGTGCTTCCTTGATAAGGTCGTCACATTCGTTTTCGCCGATTGCGTAGCCTATGGGATACTTGCAGCAGGCATCAAGCACTACGACGATGGTTTTGCGGTTGTGATAAGTGGTGCGGCGTTCTTCGCGTACGGTACCGCCCTTGCGCACCTTCTTTACTTCCTCACGCTGGAAGAGCATTTCCACATCCCAGCCATCGAACACCCAGAAGGTCATCGCGGTAAGCGGAGCTGAACGGCGTACCTGCTTCTTCAGGTTGCTGTTCCATTCGCCTATGCCCCTACGGCGTGTCTTGGTCACTACATCGTACTTCTGACGGTATGCGCCGATGGTGGCGGGCGACTTGATTTCCTCCAGCCCGAACTCTGCGGCCAGCTTGTTGTATTCCTGCATCACCTGTACGTTGTTCCAGTTCATGTGCAGACCAAGGAACTGACGGATAAGCGACTCGGCCAGCTCGCTGCGTTCGCTTCCCTGGCGTTCCTTCAGCTTCGATGCGGCATCGTTTCCGTAGTTCTTATGGATCACGCTGCGGAACCCGGCTTCATCTCCAGCCTTACGGGCTTCCTCGTATGCCTCGCACTTGCGCTTCAATGATTTCCACGAAGCCGGAAGGTGATGCGGAAACAAGGGTTTTCCCTTGGCATCCTTCACATCGAGGAGCGACTGACACTGTGCGCCCAGGCGTTCCCACACGTTGATGCGTGTGCTTCCACCTATGGCACTCTGTTTCTGACGGTCGCGAAGGCGAAGCAAAGCTTCCATCACGTTTACCGACAAGGTATATTCGTTTACTTTTTCCTGTGGGAGTGTGTTGTTATCGCCGTAGCGGTATGCCTGAAAGTAAGTGTATGCCCTGTTGTTGTATTCCACTTCCTTCTCCAGCTCGCTCTGCAGGTCTCGGCTTGCCAGTTCTGCATACGGGTCGCCGTATGCTTCTACGTACTTGCGCTTGATGTCTGGTCTCATGGTTTCAAATTCTACGAGGGCAGGGTTTCCGGGTGTGCTGCGACGGGCGATTATCAGCTGGCCTTGTTTTTTCATCCAGTCAAAATTAGACTTAGATATAAAGCCTTTTTCGCTTCCTACTCTGTGTTTTTCGTCGAAACGAATCACATCGCAGGCCAACACGCAAACCTTATCCTTATATATTACTGCCATTTGTTCAAATCTTAGATTGTGCAGCCTCAGGAATCGAACCTGAAGCTAAGCCGCCTGCATCTTTTTGCCTTGTCAATACCTATTGCGTTAAAGATTACTTCATACCAAAACCAATCCTATGACAAATTCACGTTATCCTGAAAACGTGCAGGTTCTTATAGCTGCGTGTGATTTATCTGTCTTCCTTGTCCATATTGATTGCTACGGGAACCAGCGATGCAGACAAGAGTGCGATTCCGGCTATATTCAGCCATCCTTCTGTAAATGTGTTCGCCACTGCAAGGGCGAGTATTGCGATAAGTATGTTTCTTGTTTTCATAAGCGTTATTTGTTAAAATCCCGTCATATCTTCACAGACGGACGGTTTTTGCTACATTTGTAGCGTACTAATCAATCATTTATAGTTATGGATAAAAATAACCCGTATGAATTGCTTGGAAATGTTTCAGCAAATGCCCTAAGTTTAGGTCTTGAAGCATTATGTCAAGTAAAAGTTCTTAAAAAAGAACTTGTAGCATTTATGTCTGCACATTCTTCAGAAAAAGAAGAAGACATTATTAGTCGAATGAATAAGTCTTATGCAGATGAATTTAATGCGGAACTTGAATGCCTTTCAAAGCATTTAGGAGACATGCTTGAACCTCTTTTGAAGAAGGTACAAGAGAATAAAAAGCTTTAATCGCAATCTTCTCAACCTGCTTTTTCTGAGCCAGCGTCAGTCCTTGACGCTGGTTTCTTTTTTTCTTCCTCATACAACTCCCCTCCTGTATCTTCTTGAATTCATACCTACACCAGGTACTACTACAATACAGCTTCTTTCGCGAGCTTTCTCTTCCTGATGAGTGCCAAGAAATTTGGTTTCAGGATTAGCGTTAGAACCTGATTTTTCAGGGTGAAAGAATCTTGCAACATCTTGTGGAAATTTTCTCTTTTTCATAATCAAAAAAATTAAATGGTTAATATTATGTTACTTAACAATAATCATAAAGACATATATAAAATGGAAACAAGTTCCAAATAAATATAGATAAATCATCTATATATCAATAATTTATATACGAGTT